CCTAAGTGGTGAAGAACGTACCTACAAGAAACGTTATAATGATCTACGCACTCACTTGAATAAGCAAGCTGAAGAGCTTAAGGCTATTAAAGAACAACTAGGTAAAGCCCAAGAAGGCGGTACTGTGCGCCCCCCTACTAGCGATGAAAGTATTGAAGCTTGGGCTAAGAAGTACCCTGAGATTGCAGGTATTGTAGAGACTATTGCTGAGAAGAAAGCGCAAGAGAAGTTTAGCTACGCAGACGAACGCTTACAGCAACTAGATAAGATGAATGCTGATGCCCAGCGCACAAAGGCAGAGAATGAGATACGCACTATGCACTCAGACTTTGATGACCTACGTGGTAGTGATGAATTTCATGACTGGGCTAATGAGCAACCTAAGTGGGTACAAGATGCTCTGTATGAGAATCAAGAAGACCCTAAATCAGTTATACGAGTTATTGACCTATTTAAGGTTGATAATGGAATGGACGTTAAAGGTAAGCAGCGGAAGTCTAAAGACGCAGCGTCTGCTGTTGTAACTAAGCGTACAACTAAACCTGACAATAATAACCCGGCTGGACATATTCGAGAGTCACAAGTTCAGCGCATGACTGCCCATCAATATGAAGCTAACTCAGACGCTATTATGGATGCTATCCGTAGCGGCAAGTTTATTTATGATATTTCTGGTGGTGCACGATAAAAAGCTATTGACAATGCATAGATATCTGTTATAACTATGTATGTTAACTAAAGAATGTAAAGCTCTACTAAGGTGGATAACTTTACATTCTACTACACCAAGCCCAAACTACTAAGATAAGACTTACCTGATCAAGTATAGGCCCGATAGTTCTGAAGTAGGCCAACCTAAGAACTAATCGCACCCTAGAAAGAGCAGCCTCTTACGAAGTGTTTATGCTTACTTAATTTTAAGCCAAACATCTATGGAGGATATTAGCATGGCTTTTACAACAGCAGGCGGTTACGGGAATTTGCCAAACGGCAATTTTAGCCCAGTAATCTATTCGAAGCAGGTACAACTTGCTTTCCGTAAATCTACCGTATGTGGTGATATTACGAACTCTGATTATTTTGGTGAGATTTCGGCACAAGGAGATACCGTTAAGATCATTAAAGAGCCAGAAATTTCCGTAAGCGCATATGCACGGGGTACACAGGTTTCAGCACAAGACCTTGACGACGAAGATTTCTCTTTAGTCGTTGATAAAGCTAACTATTTTGCGTTCAAGATGGACGACATCGAGGAGGCTCACTCACACGTTAACTTCATGAATCTTGCTACAGATCGTGCAGCTTACCGTTTGGCTGATCAGTATGACCAAGAAGTTCTTGGCTATCTGTCAGGTTACAAGCAGACAGCATTACACTCACCAGCAGGTGCAGTTAATGACCAAGTTAATGGTACTAAATCCGTTACTACTGCAGGTTCAGACGAATTGCTCACAACCATGAAGCTGACTAAAGGTAGCTTTGGTAACATCACAACAGCTTCCGCTGGTGATCACGCTATCCCATTGGCAGCACGTTTGCCGGGTGCAACTTCTATGCCAACAGCAACTGCTTCACCAGCAATGGTTGTAGCACGTATGGCTCGTTTGTTGGATCAACAGCAAGTTGACACACAAGGTCGTTGGTTGGTAGTCGATCCAGTATTCATGGAAATCCTACGTGATGAAGACTCTCGTCTTTTTAACGCAGACTTCGGTGAGTCCGGTGGACTTCGCAATGGTTTGGTCTTGAATAACTTTCATGGCTTCCGTGTTTACACTTCAAGCAACCTTCCAGCACTAGGTACAGGCGCAGGAACTACAGGCACAGCAAACCAAAACACTAACTTTGGTGTTCTTGTTGCTGGTCATGATTCTGCTGTAGCAACCGCTGAGCAAATCAACAAGACTGAAACATATCGTGACCCTGACAGCTTCGCTGACATTGTTCGTGGTATGCACCTTTACGGTCGGAAAATTCTCCGCCCCGAAGGCCTTGTCACAGCCAAATACAACGCAGCATAAGGAGGGCATAGAAAATGGCTTTACAATCACCAGTTCGTATTGAGACCGCTACTCTAGCACACGGCTCTCTTACAACAAACTCAGTACATGACATCGGTACAGTACCACGCAATTGCGTAGTTCTTGCTGCAGGTTCTGAGTGTATCGCAGCAGCTACAGTTGGCGGCGCAAACGCAGTATCTTTGGGTGTGACAGGTGGTGACATCGACGCACAAGGTACTGTTGATATCAATGCTGGTAAAGCAGCAGATGCTATCATCACAGCCGTAAACGGTATTACTAACGTAACTAATGCTGACACGTTGATCTCTGCTAAAATTGCAGGTTCTAACGCACCATCAGCTGGTTCGTATAAGTTCTTCGTAGTTTACCAACCTTTAGGTTCTACTAAGGCAGCAGCTGAAGTAGATCGTGACCTACTAGACTAAATAAATTAACTTTGGGGGCTGCTTTCGAGTGGCCCCTTTAGCCCATCTAAAGGATTAAATCATGCGTAAGAATAAAAGCTATGCTATTGGTGGAGGCGTTACTCCTGAGCAAGAAGATAGTCGTTATGCCCCCTCTATGAACCGTGCCCCTCAAGGTATGATGTCTTCAAGAGGTATGACCTCAGCTATGGGTTTTTATGATGGTGGTATAGTTCAAGAGAAGAATTATGCTAACGAAGTAAAAATAGTAGACAATCGTAAAAAGAAAAAGTAGATGGCTGGCGTTAACTTCAGGACAGCTAGTAAGTTTGCTAGTATTGTAGGTAACTCTGCCAGTACTTCTGGTAGTCCCAATAATGCTACGCTATTATTTACATGCCCTGAAAGTCACGAAGCTGAAATAGTTTTCCTTATGGTAGCTAATGAAGCAGCTTCTACAGCAAGCATAGGCATACAAGTATACCATGCAGATGACACTACATATCATTTCCTTGTAGCCGAAGAAGCTATAGCTGGTAAAAGCCACAGGCAGTTTATTGGTGGTGGTCCTTTGTTCTTACATGCAGGTGATAAGGTATTACTATTTAGGCATGGCGGGTCAGATGAGTTTGATGCTACACTTTCTGCTAGACTGTACTTTACCCCTGCTAAAAGGCTATAACAATGAGTACATTTCTTAATCTAACAAATGAACTACTACGTAGATTGAACGAAGTTCAGATTGATGCGTCTAGTTTTGATAGTGTTAAAAACGTGCAGGCCCTAGCTAAGGATGCTATAAACTCCGCTATCCGTGAGATGCTTCAAGATGCACAAGAGTGGCCCTTTACGCTTGTAACCTATGAGCACACGCTTTCTGCTGGTACTAATACTTATTCATTCCCTGCCGACTATTCAAAGGCAGACTGGGATACTTTTTATATTAAACAACTTTCTTCTGAGAACAACACACCACAGAAATTAGAACTAACTACATATGATCAATACATTTCTAACTACAGATCAATAGAAGATACTAGTGGCGAGGATGGCAGAACAAGCCCTCGTTATGTATATATGACGCACGATACAAAGTTTGGCGTTAGCCCTGTGCCTAATGCAGCTTACGTAGTTGAGTACCGCTACTGGAAATACCCTGCGGATCTAGTACTACAGGATGATGCATCTATTATACCTGATAGGTTTAAGCATGTAGTTATTGATGGTGCTATGATGTATATGATGTTGTTCCGGTCTAATGAGCAGAGTGCATCCTTACATAGCCAGAAATTTGAAGATGGCATTAAGACTATGCGTAGGCTAGTTATGGATCAACCCGTAAATGTAACATCTACAGTCATACATAGAACTTCTTACAATACAATAGCAGATAAGACATAAGCATGGCTGATGATCTACAAACATTTGTTTCTGTATGTGCTGGGGGACTAGTCACTAACGTAGATCCTTTGACGCAAAGTAATGCCCTTCCGGGTAGTGCAGTACGTTTGATTAATATGGAGCCATCTCTTGAGGGTGGCTATAGACGTATAAGCGGTTACGCAAACTCTTACGGTACACTTCCCGGTGCAGGTAAAGTATTAGGTCTTGCTGTAAACGGTGAAATAAATCAAGGCATACTAGGTTGCAGAAAGCCATCTGCTGGTACTAATTATCTACATTGGTATAACCATTACTACGATGTGGCACTTGGATCAGGCGAAGGTTCATCTTTTGATGTAGGTGAGTCTCTTACTGCGGTTATTAGTTCAGGTGATAACACAGCAACACCCATAACTGGTACTGTCATATCTAAAACTTCAAACGCTATAGTAGTAGACTTTGGTAAACTACCTAGTTCTGTATTTGCTGCTAACAATATCCTTACAGGAGTTACCTCTGCGGCAACAGGCACAGTAGCAAGCACACCTACTGTCAAAGGTTGGCAGGCTGTAACGTCAGCTGGTAGCCCAACAATGACTAATGTAGATGTCATACGATTTGAGAGATACAACTGGACTGAGGAAATCCTACTACTTACAGATGGCATTAACCCTGCCGCTAAGTATAATGGTACTAACTATGTGCAAATTACCCACGCTAACGCTCCCAATAATCCACAGTTTGCTAGTGCCTTTGCAAATCACCTTTGGTTAGCTGGTGATACTAGTGAACCTTTTAATGTTTACTTTTCATCTCCTAACTCAGATATAGACTTTGATCCCGGTAATGGGGCTGGTGTTATTAACATTGGCTTTACAGTAACCCAACTAAAGTCCTTCCGTAATCAGCTTTATGTATTTGGACAAAACCAGATCAAAAGAATTGTTGGAGATAACTACTCTAACTTTAGTGTAGAAAGTGTTACTAATGACTTGGGTTGTGTAGCACCTGATACTGTAGTAGAATTTGGTGGTGACATCATCTTTCTTGGGCCGGATGGGGTTAGACCAATTTCAGGTACGTCTAGGATCGGTGACGTTGAACTTGAAACAGTATCTCGTGAAATCCAAAAGACCTTTGAAAGCTATACAGCTAACGAAGATGTAACTAACCTAAAGGCTCTAGTGATACGCCGCAAGTCTCAGTTCCGTCTATTCTTTGAGGCTAATACTTCTCTGTCCCTACTAGCAGCTATTCGTAAAAGCTCTTCCGCACAGTCTACCTTTGAGTATAGTCAGCTTGTAGGTATTGAGGCAACCTCTGTAGCCAGTGGGTACGTAGGGCAGTTTGAATTTGTACTTCATGGAGATAGTTCAGGAAGAGTATTCAAACAAGAAGAAGGTAATTCTTTTGGTGGCAATGATATACTAAGTGTTTACCAAACACCTTTTTACTTCATGGGCGATCCAGAATTACGTAAGATATTTTATAGGGTTAAAACATTTCTAAAGTCAGAAGGTGAAGCTACTATAGCAGTAGGCATT